CAACTGGGACATGGAGTACCGTACGCCCATCTGGTTTGACCAGCGTTACATGATGCAGGAGCCTGTCTCTGGCCCTCCTAGGTACTACACGTTTAACGGTGTAGACAACAACGGGGACACTCAGATCGATCTGTACCCTAAGCCTGATAAGGACGGTACGATTCTACGGCTCAACGTATTAAACAGAGGTCAGATTACAGACGGCGTAGGCGACGTTATTCGACCTAAGATACTAGAGAACGATACTGACGAGGTGCTTATTCCTTACTTGCCTGTTCTCCATCTTTCGGTGGCCTTAGCGTCTCGTGAGCGTGGGGAGACAGGAGGTACGTCTACTCCAGAGTACTTTGGTATTGCTGACAAATCTCTGAGTGACGCTATCGCTCTGGACGCACAGAAGCACCCTGAAGAAACCATTTGGTACACTCCTTAAGGAGACTAGTGTATGGCACAGCCACTACAAAGTATTAACCTAGTTGCTCCCGGATTCAAAGGAGTCAACACAGAGGACTCTCCTATTGCAGAGGATTTCTCCTTTGCTGACGTCGCTGATAACGCTGTGATCGACAAGCGTGGACGTATTGCGTCACGTAAGGGTGTAGACCTATTTACTGTTGACAGGACGCTTCTGGGGGATAGTTACGCCACTAAGATTCACCATTTTTACGATGATGTAGGCAACGAAGAAATCTTTGTCACAGGTAACAACAAGATATTAAAGACTACTTCAACTGTAGATCCTGACGATACCTTAGTTGACATCACTCCATCAGGGTACACTGTTACTGGAGATAACTGGAAGATAGTGAACTTCAACGATAAAGCTTACTTTTTCCAGAGAGGCCTAGAGCCCCTCGTGTACGACGCTGCCACAGGCCTCAGGACGTTTGGTAGTGCCACAGGCTCACCCACGAATCCTGCCTTGTTCTGTAACGAGGCTATAGCGGCTTATGGTAGATTGTTTGTAGTAGACAGCGGTACTAACACACAGACTATCTATTGGTCAGACCTCTTGATAGGCACAGACTTCTCAGGAGGCTCTAGCGGTTCTATTGATGTAGCTAAGGCATGGCCTGACGGGTACGATGAGGTTAGAGCGTTAGTAGCACACAACGACAAGCTAATTATCTTAGGTAAGCACAGCATACTAGTCTACGGTAACGCCTTTAGTCCTGCTCTGATGCTCTTAGAGGACACTATAGCTGGTGTGGGATGTATCTGTAGGAACTCTGTGCAGGGCATAGGTACTGACGTTCTGTTTATGTCACAGGATGGCCTAAGGAGCTTTGGTCGTACGATACAGGAGAAGTCGCTACCTATATCTGACTTGAGCCTGAACGTGAAGACTGAGTTGATTGCTATAATAGACAATCGTAGCTGTCAGACGGCATCTGTGTATAGCCCAGAGAACTCTTTCTACTTGATTACGTTCCCAGATCAAGAGTTAACTTACTGCTTTGATTTGAAGGGTAGACTAGAGAACAACGCCTACAGGGTAACTAGATGGACAGGGGCACCCTTTAGGTCGTACGAACGTAAGAACAACGACGGCACTCTTCTTGTAGGAACAGCAGATGGTCTGGGTAAGTACTCTGGGTACTCTGACCAGTTTAACGATTCAGGGACTATAACTCCTAATAGCTACATCTTTAGATACTACAGTCCCGGACTGACTTTTGGTGATCCAGCGAAGCTGAAGTTCCTGAAGAAACTACGACCCACTCTAGTAGGCGCTAACAGTGCTACAGTGTTTGTTAAGTGGGCTTACGACTTTGGAACGACGTTTACCACAACAGAGTTTATAGTAGGGAACCAGACACCTTTCGACTACAACACCCCTACTTCAGAGTACACTGTTGCTGAATACACTGGAGGTAGTACTGTTAGTAGGCCACCTGTAAACACTACAGGAAGTGGTTCAGTAATTACTATCGGTCTTGAGTCAGAAATAAATGGTTTTGCTTTATCTCTCCAAGAAATTAACGTCTTAGCACTTATGGGTAAAACATTATGAGCAACTACACAAAGACAACTAACTTTGCCGCTAAGGATAGTTTGCCTTCTGGAGACCCCGGCAAAATTATCCGAGGAACAGAATTTAACGTAGAGTTTGACAACATTGCCGCTGCAGTTGCAAGCAAGGCAAACTCTAGTAATCCTACGTTCACAGGTCAGGTAACAGTGGGCGACTTAACTGTAACGGGGGATGTCATTATGATTCTAGATGACTCCGATACGGTTACTATTAACGGAGGTACTTACTAATGGGTTTGCTAAGCGATCTACTTGGGTCTGCTACATCAGGTCTAATTCCTGACGAAATTACATCTCTATACGAGACCCCCTTGACTCAGCTAACTGCTCCTAATGTTAACTTTAAGCCGTTTACGGTTTCAGGTCCTTCAGGAAGCACAAGCACAGCCGAAGATGGGAGTACCACGTACTCTCTAAACGCCTTGCAGCAGGCGATGTCTGACAGACTGTTCGGAGGTGCTACTGGTTTCTATAATCAGGCAATGCAGGACACAGGGCAAAGAGAGACTGATATCTACAACAGGATCAGGGCTACTCAGCAACCTGAGGAAGAACGACAGCGTATGGCTCTAGAGGAACGTCTGTTGTCACAAGGAAGATCAGGTATCATGACTAACCAGTTCGGAGGATCTCCGGAACAATTCGCGATGGCTAAGGCACAGGCAGAGGCCCAGAACAACGCGATGTTGACTGCTATGCAACAGGGACAAGCTGAGCAGATGCAACAGGCGCAACTAGGCGGTCAGTTCCTACAGCAGAGTTACGCGCCTCAGGCGTCTCTCTTGTCGTCCTTTGCGCCTGCTCTGGATGTTGCTAGTATGGCTGACGCAGCCCGTAGACAGCAAGGTGAGTACACTCTTGAGGCAGCTATTGCTAACCTTCAGGGTGAGCTTGGGCAACAGACAGGACTCGCACAACTCTACGGTGGCGTGTACGGAGGATTACTGGGTGGTCTTGGTGGTATTTTGACCGCTGGAGCTAATGACACACCTTGGTGGTTAAGTGGGTTCATACAGGAGTAACGGATAATGCCAAATGCAACAATAGCTAATATGCTCGCTCAGTCTGGTGCTAACATCGGTCAAGCGATTGGATCTCCTGTCGCCCAAATCGGTAGGGACATAGGTGGTATGCTTACTGCCCGATCCGAGAGGAAGGCACAGGATGCCCAAGATCAACAAGTACAGAAGGAGCTACAGGAGTACGCCAGTGATCCTGCCCAGCTTAACGCTATGGGTCAGAAGTATCAGTCTATGGGTAAGCCAGATGTCGCCAAGGCTTTCTACGAGGCGGCTAAGCGGGCTACTGCCACACAGACTGGCAACGTCATGTCTACCGCTATAGGAGCTAAAGATCCCGCTGTTCTTATTGAGCAAGCACAAGCGATGGCTAAGATACCGGGGATGCAAGAGCAGGCGCTACAGTTACTAACTATGGCAAACGAGATGAAGCAAAAGCTAGCCAACACTGCTGCACTAACTGAGCGTAAAACCGACGTAGCTCTTCAAGCTGAAGAAATGGGGTTTCCAGAGTTAGCTAAACAAGTACGGTCATCGTCTAGCTTAGAAAGGGTTAACTCAATTGGTGACACGTTAACCGAAAGAAAAATGGAAACTATGCCCGAACTTTCTGTACCTGCGAGACGCAAGATTTTATTAGGTAAAGGTTACACTCCCCAATTCGTTGGGAAGCTTGATTTAAAGAACATGTCTAAACAAGAGTTTAATGCCTACTCAGATCTACAGAAAGGTGACGTTGAGATGTTCTTACAGGACGGTCAGCCTGTTACTTATAGGGTAACTGACTCAGGTATGGTCGCTGTAGACGGAAAACTTGTTGACCCTAGTACACTCAATTTAACTGAAGCTCCTAACCAGCAGGTTATTAAAAACGTAACTTCAGGCATGGCTGGAGAACTTAGTAAACTAGGTGCAGAAAGTTTTGCTGAAGGTTATACGCAAGCTAAAAAATCAGCAGACAGTATACAAAGCATAGATAACATTATAGGCGATGTAGACACTATGTTTACTGGATCTCTGGCTAACGTAAACTTACAGGTTAATAAGTTTTTAAAGGCAGTAGGATATCCTGTAGATAGCGTACCTATAGAAAACACAGAGGCTTTTCTAGCAGAATCAGCAAAGCGTGTGGCAGACTACATTACCAACCTAGGTGCTGGTACAGGTCTTTCGGACAAAGATTTGGCGTTTACCACTAAAGTTGTTGCAGGAGACATAACCCTAGACGATACTACAATTAAGCGTATGTTAGAAGAGTTTAGAAGAGAGGCTGCCAGAAAGATAGAAAAGTACAACAATATGAGAACTAACGTATCTAGCAAACTTGGAGAAGACAACCAAGCAGCGTTAGCTTTTTACGATCCTGTTTTTGTGCCCACAAGTAACCGTTTTGAAGGCTTTGAGATAGTCACAGAGTCGGAGTAATATAATGCCAGAAACTAAAGTTAGAAACCCTGCGGGAGAGGTTGTAAAAGTAAAACACCCTGAAGGAGCTTCAGAATCTGAGATACTAGAGTTTGCTCAAAAGCAGTACAAAGCGCAAACCGAAGCCCAACAAGAGCCTGTCGTACCAGAGCCATCTTACGTTGAACGTGTGATGGCTCCTATGGAAGAGTTTAAGCCTGAGTTTACTCGTAGGCTGGCTACTCAGGCTCTTCAGATTCCCGGAGTTCCCGGAACGGGGCAGATAGGTATATCTGATGTGGCAGGTACTGCTATTTCACAAGCTGCTAGGACAGGCGGTGCTATGGCAACGGAGGCTTTTACTCCTTTAGTGCCAAACTACGTTAAAGACTTTTTTGACAGTGCTTTGACGGCAGCAGGACAAAAGTTTGAAGAGTTTGCACAAAACCCTGGCGTACAAGAAATGCTCTTGTCAATATCTTCTGGTTACGACTCATATAAAAACTGGGAGAAAAACAACAAAGCGTTAGCAGAGCAAGTGAAAGAAAACTTAGGGGTTAGTGTTGATTTAGCGACACTCTTTTCACCCCGTCCTGATTTAGTTGACTTAGATCTACGACTGCCCGGAGAAATGCAGGCTAGGAAAGCAGGTGTTGCCTCTAAGTTGGCGCGTGAAAAGGAGGCTCTAACTAGTATGCTAACGCCAGAAAGTTTTACTTCCCTAGATAGAGTAGAGCTACGTGGCCCTCTTGAGACTAAAACATGGGTTCCTAACGAGTTTGATGAATCTGTTATTGATGTAGTTCAAACTATTCCGGGAATAAAACCTTACAGTTCTGTGAGCAAAAACTTCACCATTATACAAGACCACGTAAAAAAGCAAGGAGAACGCTTACAGGCCTACATCAAAACGCAGAATAAAAAAGTAGATATGGAAGCACTTAATTTTGAGTTCTCAGAGTCTCTTAATGATTTTTTAAATAGCGATGTGTTTCAGCTTGCCACACCAGCGGCCCAAAAACAGTTCATAAAGTATACAGACCTTGCTCAGAGAATTATCAAAGAAGAAGGCGGTGATTTAAAAGGACTTCTGGAAGCTAGAAAACGCTTTGATGATGCTGTACAGGCTTCTGGTCAAACACTCGACGCTGACGTAGATACCTATCAAGGACTAGCGGCAAAACTCGTGCGTGGTGTGATGAACGATTACATGAAGGCTAATACTAAGGGGAACGATGTCCATAACTTGTTAGACCAGCAGTTTAGGTCATTAACCGCGCTGGATAGACTAGTAGGTAAAAGAAACAGAGAAGGAGTAAACGCACCTGCGAGGCTTTTGCAAACAATCAGAGACAACACAGGAATAGCTGTTCCTACTACAGCGTTATCAGTTCTTGCAACAGGTGCTGCTTTTGTTTCTCCTGCTGCTGCGGGAGTATTAGGCACAGCCGCTCTTGGTACAGCGTTGTCTAAGCAAATTAAGAGACACGGAAAAGCAGTGGTGCTAAAAGGATACGCAGAGCTTTTGTCTTCAGCTAACAAAGCCATAAAAACAATTAACGACCCTCTTCAGTTAGAGCGTATGGAGCTAGACCGCCTAGTGCTAATTGATCTAATAGATGAAATTAGAAACTACGAGGAGACTGAAGAAAATGAGTAGAGAAGACTTTTATTCAGTACGCAAAAGATACCGCCAAGAGTCTAGGCGTACTGAACGGGCGTACTCTAGACAGGCTGTCAGAAAATCTACTGAAGCAGCTAAAGCTCTTCCTGAGAGCATCGCTAGAGACTTCAGCGCAGGCGGTGATAAAAGGTCTATGGGTGTACAGCAGGGTTCTCAGGCCCTTGAGAATCTACGTCAAGGAAACATTGGTGACGCTGCTGCTGACTTTGGCACAGGCGCCTTGAATGTTGCTGGCGGCGCTGTTGGCTCTTTGTTGTCTCCTTTTACTGGTCTTGCTGAAGCTGTGACACCGGATTTAGGCATAACTGAGGCTATTATGAACACGCGAGCAGGTCAAGAGATAGCTAGACTCGCTCAAGAAAATCCTAGGACTGCTCAGAACCTAGGTAATATTGCCGAAATTGCTAGTGTTGTCCCCGGAATGGGCGTGTTTGGTAAGGTTATGAACGCCGTGGCTGACAACACGCCTACAAAAGTAAAAGGATTTTATGACAGTCCTAGCCCAGTTTCAAAAGCATACGCGACTACAAAAGCAGTAGCTCCTAATTTAGGGTACACCGTAAACCAGCTTTTTAACCCTGTGGCTCAAG